ATGAAAACAGAATCACGCGAGCCATTGAAGATGATCCCATGCTTGATGGGCTGATAGGGTTTAAAGATTTTAACCTTGAGGAAATGGGTTGGGAAGTGTACGACTTTCTAGATGTCGCTGTCATAGATGGAATCGCCTACTCGCATTACTTTACATCGGGAATTATGGGGCGGCCAGTATCCAGTGCTAGGAATATGCTTAGTAAAAAGATGATGTCTTGCGTCATGGGTCACGTTCAAGATTGTGACATTGCATTCGCACGAAGGGCTGATGGAAAGAATGTGCTTGGGCTATTCTCTGGGATATTCTATCAACACGATGAAGAGTACTTGACTCACCAGACAGACGGATCATGGCGTGGTGTCTGGGTGTTGCATGAAGTGGTTGACGGCCAATGCTGTGAAATGAAGGTGTCAATGAACTATTTGAAGGAAAAGTACGAAAACAAGTAAAAACGACCTCGACAATTGCGTTCTAAGAGACTTTAAGGGGTCAACCTATAGCGTGGCATAGGCTAAAATCGCCTGTTCGACTTCTCTAAACTGAACTACTGCCTGTTCGACTTCTCTCAGCTGAACGCTTTATATGGGTATAATAAAAAAAAAAATAAAAAAAATAAAAAAAAGCCCCATCACTGTTTAAGCTGATGGGGCTGATTCTATCGCTCAACGCTGATGGTCAAACTTTCGAGGGCTGAGTCGATTGCTTCCTCTATTTTCCTATCGATATCATCATCGTCTAGGGTGTTATCGTTTATTAGGCTTTCTACATCATACTGATCTAACTGCTCATTCTCTTCATATTCATCACGCAGAGTCTGCACAGTCTGAACCAGTTGCACCACAGTCAACCTGAGATCTTCCACAATTGCCGGATCTGCTTGTTCGTCTAACTTCTCTTGGCTGATAGAAATTTGATTGGCAATTTTATCATCAAGATAGGTGTCGATCATATCAATAAGCTTTTGCATCTTATTACTCCGTTAGGTTTATGGTGTTCCAAGTGTGACTAATGATTTTATTTTTTACGACTGCAGATTTAACGAGTTGGCCGTCTACAAAAAAGCGGAATTCTTGGGAGCCATCTTTGTGTACTCTCCGAGTGGTTCGATGACTGACGAAATCGTGGCTGTTTTGTGCTGATGTTCCAACCACAATATCAACGGCACATTCATCTCGTGCGCCCCATGATTTTCCGCTCTTGTAAATGCAAGCTTCCACCTTGTTCCAAATTGGGTAACTTCTCATGATCCACCGCCTAGGTTAATACTCATAATTAAGACGGTGGTGATGCCTACCCAAGAAACCAGAATGATCATTATTATTTCATCCCATTTCAGTTTCTTCATTTTGGCTTGATACTTTTTTAAGGCTAAATATCTGGTTGCCTCGTTAATACCCTTCTGTCGAATGTAATCATCTTCAAGCTTTGACATGGTTTATCTCCGTAAGTTATGCACAGACTTATTCCCTGCAGCTTGTGCCTGGTCAAACTATTTTGATGTTGCGGTTTAACTGGGCTAGGCTAAGTTACAAACAAGTTATCCACACGAACTGGCTAAAAAACGACCAACACAATGTGTCAAAACTATGTAAGGGGAAAGAGTCACATTTTTAAAGAACAGCTAACGCCCATTGGGTTAGTGCATTAACTTTAGTTATCGCATGGTGAAATGTCAAACTTTTAAACGTGTAAATGTTAAAATCGGGGGAGTATTTAATTTAACTAAAACAATCATTTAACAAGATAAAACGCACGATAGTTTTAATCTGGGGAGCAAAAGCAATGGGAAGACCCAAAGGAAGCCTAAACAGGAACGGAAAGGAACTATTAAGGGAGCGTTTAGAGGCTCGTTTTAACCATTCTGGAAAGGGTGGTTGGTCGCCAGTGATAGAGATGGCAGATCTAGCTGTTGAGCTTAGAGATCAAGCCAAGCTGTCTGGGTCATCCACTGACATTGTAAAGGCGATTGATGGCATGGATAAAGTAGCACGTTACCTTGTCCCACAAATGCGGAGCGTAGAGTTGAACACAACTAATGAACTCACTGTGTCAGTCCAAAGAAAAAAGTATGGGGAAACAAAACCATCTTGATCTACAGAGTCGGAGTTTTTTTTAAAAATAAAGCCATACCCCTCCCCCGAAGCGTAGCTTTCTACACTATATATGTCTCGCTCAAAAAAAAATTAGACTCAAATGGGTAAAGTAACTAAGATAAGACCAGACGCAGAAGATGCTCTAAAAGCTTCTATTAGTCGATCTAAGGAGTTTATTTTAATAAGTATAGGTGAGCATGGGGTAGAGGTAGGAAGTACCTTAGAAGAAGAAAGAGAACTCTTTTACATTGAATTAGCAAAGCATATGATATTAAATGATTGGTTAGGAAAATCGAATGATTAAAATGGATACTGACGAAACTATAACAGATGCTGAATTTGAATTAATAGAAGCGTTTTGTATAGCGTTAGTAGACAAAGATACATATGCAATGAAAGAAGTAATGTATTTAGTAAATCAAAAACTTAGTAGCGAATGCGTTTGTTTAGAAGAAACTTGTATCTGCAAAAACTGGTAAAACTCTATGGCGCAAGATCTGTTACAAACCTTAGACAAAAAAACAAGAGACAGGCATTTTCCTGAAAAGAGTGGTGGCAAAGGGGATCACGCTAGAAAATCTGACAAGCGTACTCGCGAAGCTTATGCGTCAAACTATGACAAAATTAAATGGAACCCATGCAAATAGAATATGAACTAATGGCACAAGGTCAAGTGCTACAAGACTTTGCAGATTGCAGGGCGCGTAACTCATTTATTATGGGGCCGTTAGGATCTGGCAAAACAGTTCAATGCATTTTAAAATTATTTGATCTCATGGTAGAGCAAGAGCCTGTTAAGGATAAACATAACAAAAATTACAACGTTCGATTGTCCAGAATTATAGCCGCTCGTAACACATACTCTGAATTGTTCTCTACAACAATTAAAGATTGGTTAGAAATACATGGTGAGTTAGGTGATTTTAAACAAGGCAACAAAGAACCGCCAACACATTACATAAGGTTTAAATTAGAAGATGGTACTTATGTACACTGTGACATTATATTTATTGCTTTTGACCGTCCTGAACACGTTAAAAAAGCAAGGGGCATTCAAACAACTTGGGTGTGGCTTAACGAAACGAAAGAACATGCAAAAGCTGTTTTGGATATGCTTGATTTGCGTCATGGTCGTTATCCATCCAACAAAGAAGGGGCTACCCCAACGCACCACGGAATCATTGGAGATAGTAACGCACCAGACGAAGACCATTGGTACTTCAAACTAGCGGAAATAGAACGTCCTGAAGGGTGGGCATTTCATAGGCAAGCAGGAGGTGTCATACCAGATGGAGAAGCTTGGAAGATAAACGAAGACGCAGAAAATTTAAACAACTTGCCGTCAGATTATTATAGTCGAGGATTGCAAGGTAAAACAAACGATTGGATTAAGGTTAATTTAGCGAATGAATATGGGTTTGTATCGAATGGTAAGCCTGTACATCCTATGTATACTGATTCCGTCCATTGCCAACATTTGGATTTCGTGCCTGATAAATCAACCCCTATCATTCTTGGTTTTGACTTTGGGCGTACACCAGCCTGTGCTTTTTTACAGCGAACAAGTATTGGAAGGTGGGTATGCTTTGATGAACTGGTCGAGTCCGACTCTGGAGCAATAGACTTTGCAACCAGTTTAAAAAGATATATTGAGACACATTACCCTAATCATAACTTTAGAGGGTGGGGAGATCCGTCAGGTAGCAATAGAAACCAAGCTAACTCTGAAACACCGTTCCAAATATTGAGGGCGGCAGGCATTCCTTGCGCTCCAACCAATAGCAATGATCCTTTAAAGCGCAGAGCGTCATTAGAAACTCCTATGAAAGAGATGTGTATGGATGGCAAACCTAGATTTATAGTGTTACCCAGAGCATCTATGATCCGTAAAGGTTTGCAAGGAGGGTTTTGTTATAGAAGAATCCAAAAATCAGGGGAAAGATACACTGACGAACCAGATAAAAACGAATATTCTCACCCAGTAGAGGCTTTAGAGTATGCATTACAGGGCGAAGGAGAAGGAAGAAGTGCGTTAAGTCGTATGGGTAACTTTGATAAGCCCCATAACGCTAAGATAAACGTAAATGTCTTCTAAATATTACGTTATATTTAAGAATGATAGTCATAGATGGTGGTCTTTTATGTTAAAAAAAGATTGCCGCCACTGTTTTATTGTAAAAACTGACAGAAATTGTTTAATAATTTTTGGAAAAGACACAACAAAATTCGATTTATTTACTGTATCTAACGAAAAGAGTATAATCGAGGGTATCTATGCGATGAAATCGGTTACTCCAAAAGAATATAAAAGATCTCTGTTTATGTTAAACACCTGTGTAGGTCATACCAAACAAATATTAGGGATTAATAAACCTTTTATTTGGACTCCCTATCAACTATTAAAATATATAAGGACACTGTAATGGGCGGATCATCGAAACCACCAAAACCTACACAAGAACAATTAGCCGCAGAAACGAGAGCGCAAAAAAGATTAGACGATGAAACAGAAAAAAATGAAAGGCGATTAAAAGCGTTAGCCAGAGGGAAAAGTGGAACTCAATCTTTATTAGCCCAAGGGGGAAGCAATTCTTCGGCTAATGTTGCAGGTAGAGCAAATGCAGTAGCAGGCCGTTTTGCAGGCAATTCTTATTCAGGTAATTTTGGTAACATGGGTATTCGGGGTGGAAGATGAAAATACCTAGGGAACTAGGAACTATACAAGATTTGCAAGACAGAGAACGTCAAGCGTTTGATGCAAACTCTTCTTGGCATAGTTTGTTAGACAGTGCGTATGAGTATTTTTTGCCTAACCGAAATTTGTTTAATGGTTATGTTGCAGGTCAAGCAAAAATGGATCGAATATTTGATTCGACTGCGCTTGAAGCAATACAGCAAGGCGCAAGTAAACTGCAAGAAAACATTGCACCTATTTGGTCAAACTGGGCAACATTTGAACCAAGTGAATCAGTAATTAGAGAACTAGAAAATGAAGACTATGGAGTTAGTATTGAAGAAATTAGAGCGAATCTTCAAGAACAAGCCGTTATTGTCTTTGATTATATTAATAGATCTAACTTTGCTACTCAGTTTTTTGAGCATTCCCTTGATTTACTAATAGGTACTGGAACATTAAGAATTGATGAAGACAATGACAATGATTACCCAATAATTTTTAATGCCATTCCGCAAAAAGGAATTGCGTTTGAAGAGGGGCCATATGGAAACATTGAAACTCATTGGCGTAAATTTGACGTTAAAGCAAGAAACCTTAAAAGAATGTGGAAAGGTTTTAAGCCATCAAACAATGTAGCTAATTTAATTGAAAACCAACCCGAAGCTAATGTTTATTGTTGTGAAGGAGTAATTTATATTCCAGAAAACAAAACATACTTTGGTTGTGTATGGGTAACTGGAGAAGATAGATTAAGTTGGAGTCAAGACTTTGGTGATTCTAGCCCGTGGGTTACGGGTAGATATTCAAAAGTATCAGGAGAAATTCGTGGTCGTGGCCCTGCTATTCAAGCTTTGCCTGATGTTAAATCATTAAACAAAGTAAAAGAATTTGTTTTGCAAAAAGCGGCAATTGATTTGTCAGGAATGTATACAGCAACCGATGATGGTGTAACTAACCCTTACAATATTACTATAAGTCCAGGAGTTGTTATTCCAGTTGGCTCTAACAACACCGCTAATCCGTCAATTCAGCGACTTGATACTGCTACTAATCTAAGACTAGTCGAATTTGAAGTTCAAGAGTTGCAACAAACAATTAAACGTACCTTGTTTAACGACATGAGAGATCCTACTGGGCCAGTAAGATCTGCAACAGAGATTGCAATTGATTCAAGAGAGTTAGCAAAACGTATTGGTTCTGCATTTGGTCGTTTACAAACAGAAGTATTAGTTCCAATCTTAACTCGCGTTGT